AACCATGGGTATAATAAAAAGAAGGAAAAGGAGTGAAACATGTTATGCAGACCCTGAATCAGGATATAAAAAATAATAGTTTTAAGCCGGTTTATCTCATATATGGAGAAGAAGCCTTTCTTAAAAACAGCTATAAGAATCAGATGAAATCGGCCATAACCCAGGGAGATACCATGAATTTCAACCAGTTTGGTGGTAAGTCCATTGATGTAAAGGAACTCATAAGCCTCGCTGATACCATGCCTTTTTTTTCTGAGAAGCGAATGATTCTGGTAGAAGACAGCGGTTTTTTTAAAGCAGCCGCAGAAGAGATGGCTGCCTACCTTCCCCAGATGCCAGATACAACCTGTATGGTGTTTGTGGAAACCGAAGTAGACAAAAGAAGCAAAATGTTTAAGAAGATAAAGGAATTGGGCTATGCTGCGGAGATGGAACGTCAGGATATAAACCAGCTTGCCAGGTGGGCAGGAACCTTACTTTCCAGAGAAGGAAAGAAGGTGACCGGGCAGACCATGGAGCTTTTTTTAAGCATGACCGGAGATGATATGGAAAACATCCGCATGGAGCTGGAAAAACTGATTAGTTTTACTTTGGGAAGAGACGTCATAACGGAAGAAGATGTGACGGCCATCTGTACGGAACGGACAGCCAATAAGATATTTGACATGGTCACTTCCATCGTTAACCGTAAGACAAAAAAGGCCCTTGAGCTTTATGAAGATTTACTCACTTTAAAGGAACCGCCGATGAGAATCATGTTTCTCATAGCCAGACAGTTTAACCAGCTGTTGCAGGTAAAGGAACTGATGGGAAAGGGAATGGATAAGGGGGGAATTGCCGGAAAACTTAAAATACCGCCATTTGCAGCCGGAAAGCTGATGCCTCAGGCAAGAACTTTTTCAAAGGAGCAGATTCTTTCTTATGTTAATTCCTGCGTAGAGGCGGAAGAAGCGGTAAAGACCGGAAGGCTCTCCGACCGCATGGCAGTGGAGCTTTTGCTGACTGCAAAATATTAAAGTGACAGGATTTCTGAGAAAGAAACCGTGAGCATAAGGAGCTGGTGGACAGTTCCCTAACGCTCCCGGTTTCTTTCTCTTTGAAAGCCGAAAAACAGATCGTCATCAATATTGTCATTTTTATCATTACTGCAGCAGAGTGCCTGATGGGCAGCAATAGTATCCAATGTATCGCCCAGCTGGTCAAAAATACTGCTAAGGAGGGCAATTTCATCAGGTGTACGCCCTTGTGCAAGACAGCAGGCTATGGATGATACAAGCGTAACAAGTTCACAGGACTGCATAGTTCATCACCTCTGGATAATATATGATGCTTACGCTGACATTAATATAAGAAAAAGATTATTCTGCCATTTTATAAATATTAAACGGCTCAAAAAAAATCAGGTAGTTGTTCTTTTGCAGTCCCTTCTCATATTTTGCGCGATAGCATTCCAGCGCTTCCAATAGGAATTCTTCTGTGACCTCTAAGTGTTCGGCGATTTCAAAGCTGTTTCTGCAGTCGGACTCTTTCGCAGCGACCAGCTTCTCCAATGTGATCATTTTGTTATAAGCCCATAAGCGTGCAGTGCGCTCCTGCTTTCTGTTTGATACTTCAGACTGATCCAGTATATCTCCGGCAGTGGTGTAGTAATGTCCAAGCTCTTCTGCCAGTACACAGGCCTTCTGACGGCCGGACAAGTCCTGCCGGATGAGAATCTGATCTCCCTTGATTCGTCCATCGTTTGCAATTAATGGTTTTTCTTTAATCATGATTCCGTCAGAGTCTGCTTCCTCTAATAATATGTCATAATTCAAATAAATCACCTCAACGAGTTTTATTCCTTATTCATCGAAAAAGGCATCATCATGTTGTCTCATTTCCTCGGTCACTTCAATGTCCGTTCGTTCATGAGCCGCTACTGGTTGTAAATAGGCACGGGGATCCGGATGCAGAGGCCGGACAACCGGATCTGCTTTTACATATTGAGGGATGTGCACCATCTCACTGACCCTTTTTAGCGCCTCTTTCTGTCCGCCTTCATTAAGCTTTTGAAAGTTGCTTAGCATTTCTCTGGCGGATTCTCCAAAACAGCTGTTTACATGATTCAGCGCAAAACTTTCTGTTTCCTCCCAGCCCATGAGGGAAGCGGGAGTTGTCCTCAGTGCTTTTGCGATTGCAGTAATTTTAGACTGGGGAAGCCCTCTGCCGTCTACCTCTATCTTATTAATGGAAGAACGGGATTTGTAACCAGCTTTTCGTGCAAGTTCTTCCTGAGACATTCCCAGTTCTTCACGTCTTTGCTTTATGATCTGACCTATATCCATAGGATCACCTCCATGACAGCATTATAACATGGAGTAGAACTATTTTCAACAATAAAGGAGAAATGTGTTGACAAAAGGTAAACAGCAGAGTATGATGATGGTGTAGACAAAAAGACTACAAGAAAGGAGGAAGGAATGACAGATACGGTTCGGTTGAATGAGTTAATCAGAAAATCCGGGCTGAAAAAGGGGTGGATTGCAGCCAGACTTCACTTGTCCAGTTATGGGTTTCGCCGGAAACTATGGAATAAGAGTCAGTTTAAAGCTGGTGAGATTAAGTTGCTGTGTGAGTTGCTTGGTATTGCATCGTTGGAGGAAATAAGTGATATTTTTTTTGATGATGGAGTAGACAAAACGACTACATAGCGAAAAAGTGACGTAAGGTAGGTAAATGGGAAGGAGGCGAGAAATGTATAACAAAATAATAGAATCTGTAATTGAGAAGTTGAAGACTCTCTTTCCTGAGACAATGATTCGTTTGGGGTCTATTGAAGAAGAGGAGAAGGAATCCTGTTTCGTAGTCGGGATTTCACAGGCGTCAGAGAATTGTGTAAATGGGAAGCGTTATTGCTGCATTATTAAAATATTTATCAATTATTACTCAAAGGGTGCAGAAGAGTAATATCAGGACCGGTACCATGTATTGGAATTGTTAATGGAACATTTGGAATCTGTTTCTCTGGAGAATGGGGTAATTATAGGAAATAATGGCAGATCTGGATCAGTGGAAAACGGGAACCTGAAATTTCAAACGGAATATAAGATATTCTTTCTGAAAAATCAGGCGGAGGAAATGTCAATGGAAGACATTTGTATAAAGTGAAAGAGGTAAATTAATGACTGGGAACAGTAGAAAGAATGATGGTGCAAAATCTGCGGCAGCACGTTATACAAAAAAACAGTTGATTTGCTCAGAAAAGTATTGCAATCAAAGTGACTTGTTATGTGCACTGTTAGAAAATGGGAAAACGTATACTCTGACAGAAACTGATGAGATAATGAATCGATTTAAGAAAGGAAAGGTAAATGTATGTTAGGTGGAGGCAATTTTAAAACACAGAATAAGATATTTCCCGGTGCGTATATAAATTTTATTAATCATGCTTCGACTGCAGTATCCTTTGGTGACCGGGGGGTAGTTGCTATTCCAATGATTTTAAGCTGGGGACCGGAAAAGGAGATTTTTGAAGTTACAGCTGAAGAATTCCAGTATAACTGTAAAGAAATCTTTGGATATCCGGTTGAGGATGCAGCTATGCTTCCTGTTAGAGAATTATTCCAAAATATGAAAAAAGGGATTTTCTATCGGTTAAATACTGGTGTCCATGCATTCTGTGATTATGGAACGGCAAGATATTCCGGAAAGCGGGGGAATAATCTGATGGTAGTCATCTCAAAAAATGTGGATGACAATTCAAAGTATGATGTAAGAATCCTGTTTGCTGGGAAAGAAATAGACGTACAGACAGTTTCCAAAACAGCTGAACTTAAGGATAACAGTTACGTAACATTTAAAAAAGAGGTAACGCTGGTAGAAAATGCAGGACTTGCATTTGCCGGAGGTACGGATGGCAGCGAAATAACCGGTGAGGATTATTCTGAATTTTTAAATGCGATAGAAAGCAGTTCCTTCCAGATACTTTGCTGTCCTTCCCAGGATGATAATGTGAAAGCACTGTTTGCAGCATTTACCAAAAGAATGAGAGATGATGTTGGTGTGAAATTCCAGACAGTTTTCATCAGTATTCAAAGGCGGATCATGAAGGCATCATATCGGTGGAAAATGAAACCGAAGAGGATGCGGCAGGTCTCGTCTATTGGGTATCAGGTGCTGAAGCAGCATGTGAAATTAACAAAACCATAGAGAACAGGAAATATAACGGAGAATATACCGTGAAAGTTCCTTATACTCAACTGCAGCTGGCGGATGCAATAAAGGCAGGCAAATTTCTTTTACACAAAGTGGGAAAGGAGATCCGGGTTCTAACAGACATTAATACACTAATTACTTATACAGATGAAAAAGGTGAAGATTTCTCTAATAGCCAGACCATCCGTGTACTGGATCAGATTGGTAATGATGTTGCAGAACTTTTTCATTCCCGGTACCTTGGAAAGATGCCAAATGATAATGCGGGACGCATCAGCCTGTGGAATGATATCGTAACTTACGGAAAACAATTGGCAGTTTTAAGAGCCATTGAAGACTTTGATACAGAATCGGTTACAGTGAATAAGGGAGATGGGAAACGTTCTGTTTTAGTAAATTTCCCGGTTCAGCCTATTAACTGTATGAGTATTTTGTACATGACAGTCGTTGTTTCATAAGAAAGGGGTAATGAATAATGAGTAATATAACTATGAATGCGTGGGATGCAGTCAGCGCAGCAAAAGCAGAGTGCTTTATTACAATTGAAAATGAGCGGTTCAATTTTATGCAGGCTTTGAATCTGGAAGCAAAAATTGAAAAGGTGAAGTCTGAAATCCCTATTCTTGGACGGGCCATGAAAGGGAACAAGACGGTTGGAATGAAGGGAACTGGCTCTGCCACATTTCACTATAACACAAGCATTTTCCGTGATATCTTGTATCGTTACCAGCAGACTGGCAAGGATATTTACTTTGATATCCAGGTAACAAATGAAGATCCTGCTTCCAGCGTTGGAAGACAAACCGTTATTTTGAAGAATTGCAACTTAAATGGCGGAATTATTACCAAGTTTGATGCCTCAGGAGAGTATTTGGAGGATGAATTTGAATTTACATTTGAGAGCTGGGAGATGCCAGAACGTTTCGGAACAATTGCGGGAATGCAGTAAACATAAGAGAGGATATGGAAAATGGGAGATTTAAGTTGTTTTTTAAGCCAGAATGCTGTAAAAGCGGAGAATGAGAGATTTGTGGCATCAAAACGTTTTGTGGGACAGAAGAATAAACCAGTGGAGTGGGAAATTAAGGCAATTACTTCCAAAGAAGATGAGGCGCTGAGAAAAGAGTGTACGAAACGGGTGCAGGTGACCGGCAAAAAAGGACAGTATACTCAGGAGACCGATTACAATCTCTATCTTGGAAAACTGGCTGCAGAATGCACCGTTTACCCCAATTTGAGTGATAAAAGTCTGCAGGATTCCTACCAGGTAATGGGATCAGATGCGCTATTAAAAGCAATGCTTACTGCTGGAGAATATGCAGGATACTTAGAGCGGATCCAACAGGTGAACGGTTTTGATACAACCATGGAAGAGCAGGTAGAAGAGGCAAAAAACTGATAGATGGAGGTGATATGGAAGCCAACATTGCCTACTATTGCCTCCACAAGCTTCACAAATGGCCTCATGAATTTTTAAGTCTTGACCGGTATGAAAAGGCATTTATCATTGCTGCGGTCAATCTTAAGCTGGAAAATGATAAGAAGCAGGCTCAAAAAGCAAAGGCCAGACAAAGATAAAAAATGGGGAAGGCGTCTTTAAAGGCGTTTCCCCATTTATAAAAAAAGTAGAAAGGAGGAAGGAATGTGGCGACAGTGGAAAATTCATTGCAGATTGTTGATGGAGCGACGCCTGTATTACAAAGAGTCAATAGTTCTATAAATATAACTGCCGGTCTTATGCGCAGCTTACATATGGCATCATCTAATGCATTGGCGTTACCAGGGATGCAGATGTGGGAATCTTCTCTGGCTGGTATCCGTATCCAGTATGACCGGGTGGAAGAGACCATATATCAAGTGAAAGAGCAGCAGGATGAGTTGACCAAGAGTACAAAACAGAATAAAGAGGAAACCGAGAAACTAACCAAAGCCTGGGAAAAAGTGGTATCTGTTGCAAAGAACATGGGTATAAACACAAGTGTCAAAGATATTTTTAACCAGGCCAATGACATGAAAGCGGCTGGTAATGTGATACAAACCAGAACCGGTATGCAGGGGCCAGACCTTAAAGCAGCAGAAAAAAGCGCTTCCAATCTCTATATTGATAATTTAAGTCCAAGTCTTGACTCGGCAGCACAAAGTCTGGCTGCAGTTAACCAGCTTACCGGACAGACGGGAAGCGGATTAGGGCAGGTTACCCGTGCCGGTCTGCTGATGCAGGATACTTTTGGGTATGGACTGACAGACAGCATAAAGTCGGCAGGAGTATTAGAGCAGCAGTTTGGTACATCTGGCGCAGAAGCCTTTGATCTGATTATTCAGGGAACACAGGCCGGTCTTAATAAGAATGGAGATTTGCTAGAAACGATTAATCAGTATTCCGCCAGATTTAAAAGCCTAGGTCTTGGTGGTGACGAAATGTTCCAGGCACTAATCAACGGTGCTGACAACGGAGGAATCTCAATTGCTTCGCTGGGGGATGCAGTCAGCGAATTCTCAAAACGGGCAGTCAGTGGGGGAAAAGATTCCAGCCAGGGATTCTCTGCTTTAGGACTTGATGCGAATACAATGACTGAAGCATTTAAAGGTGGCGGAGAGACAGCAAAACAGGCTTTTAAGCAGACAATGGATGCCTTAAATAATATGGAAGACCCGGTAAGCAGGAATCTGGCAGGAGTTAAGCTGTTTGGGGATGCGTGGGGAAAAATCGGAAGTGATGGTGTGATGGCGCTATCTGACTTAAATGGATCTGTTGAATTGACAAAAGATCATCTGGAAGAACTAGACAGGATGAAGTATAACGATGCAGCAAGTGCCCTTAGTTCACTTGCGAAGACAATCAATGTTGGTTTAGCAGGACCAATTGGCGGAGTAGTAGACTTTGTTACTAAAAGTATCCATGATTTTACATCAGGATTGCAGGGAGATGTAGAAAATATCAGTGGAATATTTGGTGTAATTGGACTGGTGGCGGGAGAAATTGGAAATTACATTGCAGAGTCTTGGTCTGTTTTCCAACCTGTTATTTTAGGAATTATAGCAGCTATGGTCGTTTATAATGCAGTTTTAGGAGTTGGTTGGCTTACGATGATTATGAGTGCAGCCGCTACTGCAATAAGTACGGTTACAAGCTGGGCGTTTACAGCAGCAATTATAGCACAAAAATTAGCTACGGAAGGTTTAAATGCGGCTCTTGCAGCCTGTCCACTAACGTGGATCATAATTCTTATTATTATGTTAATTGCTCTTTTCTATGCTGGAGTAGCAGCAGTGAATCAATTTGCCGGAACTTCCTATAGTGCTACAGGGATAATTTGCGGGGTATTTTCAGCGGCATTAGCTTTTATTGGTAATATCCTGATGGCAATGGCAGAAATGGTTATTGGAATAGTAGAATTTATATTAAATCCATTTATTTTTTTGGCTAACTTTATAGCAAATATGTTTCGTGATCCTCTTGCTTCGGCAGTGTATTTATTTGCAGATTTTGGAGATCAGATATTAGGTTTAATTCAAAAGGTAGCAAAAGCGCTTGATCTGATTACGGGTTCTAATTTTGAAGCAACAGTATCAGTTTGGCGAGAAGATATTTATGGTTTTTATGATAGATTTGCAAAGGAACATGGTAACGGATCTTACAAGGAAGTGATTAAACCATTAGATTTAGATAAGATGATGGCTGATGCAGGTTTTGAATGGGACCGGTTTAATTATGATGATGCTTATAAAAGTGGCTATAATGGTGGATCGAACCTGGTAACTGGAGCAAAGGATAAATATGAGGAGTTCAAAACACTTTTAGAGCAGAATGATCCCGTAGAAAACGCACAGGTACCCAATGAAGATCTTATAAAAAACACAGGTGATACGGCGGTAAGTACAGCAACCATGGCAGATTCTATGGATATCGTAGACGAAGAATTAAAGTACATGCGGGATGCAGCAGAACAGGAAATAATTAACCGGTTTACGCTGGCGGAATTAAAAGTGGATGTTAGCAATAATAACACCATTAAGACGGTTACAGACATTGATAATGTGGCTCGAATGCTTAGTGATGTAACTACAGAAATGCTGGTTTCTTCCGCAGAAGGGATGGCATATTAATGGCTTATCAAATCTATATTGACGACATGCTCCTTCCTCTGCCACCGGAAAAAATACCAGTAAAATGCAATGGACAGAATAAAACTGTAAATCTCATCAATGGAGAAGAAATTAATTTAATTAAGCCATCTGGTCTTGCTGAAATAAGTCTGGATGTGATTATCCCTCAAATGGAATATCCATGTGCCACTTGGGATGGGAGTATTGGTAGTGCAAAAGATTTTTTAAATAAAATTAAAAAACTCAAGGATAATGGTAAATTTTTTGAATTTACTGTAATTCGCGAAGGGCTTATGGGAAACAGTTTGTTTAATACAACTCTTGACGTGACTTTGGAGGAATATAGAGTCACAGATGATGTCAGTGAAGGGTTTGACCTGGTGGTTGCTCTCACCATGAAAGAATATAGAAGCTACGGAACAAAGATTATGAATTTTAAAATCAAAGAGGAGGAATCACAAAATGAAGTAATCAGCTCAGAAGACGAACGACAGGGTGAGCCGCCTATAGAAAAAGAATATACGGTTGTAAAAGGAGATTGCCTTTGGTCCATTGCTAAAAGAAATCTTGGGGATGGAAGCCGATGGAAAGAAATCTACCAGTTAAATCGTGATAAAATTTCCAATCCAAATTTGATATATCCAAATCAGGTACTAATTATGCCTTAAGAAAGGAGGAAAATGGAAGCACATTTATATATCCAAAATGGTCGGACCGTTTATGAACCAGTCGTATGTGGAAATATTTCATGGCAAACCCAACGCAGAGGACAGCCTGGAAAGTGTACATTTACTCTGATACCAGACAAGATGCTTCAAATTGAAGAGGGGAATGCTGTCCGGTTGGATGTAACTGGGATCCCTGTTTTCTTTGGATTTATTTTCGAACGAAACTGGAACAGCGATGGTCAGGTAACAGTCACAGCATACGATCAGCTGCGGTATCTTAAAAACAAAGAGACTTATAATTATACGGAATTAACTGCCGCCGGGTTAATACAGATGATTGCTGATGATTTTCATCTAAAAACTGGAGAGCTAGAGGATACCGGCCAGAAATTTTCCCGAAAAGAAAAGGATAAAACGTTGTTTGATATTATTTTGAACAATATGGATCTTGCAATGATACATTCGGGGAAACTATATACTTTCTACGATGATGTAGGAAAATTAACACTCAAATCTATGGATAATATGAAGCTCGATATCATGATTGATGAGACGACAGCACAGGACTATGACTATAAAGTCAGCATTGACAGCAATACCTTTAATCTGATCAAACTGTATTACGACAACAGTGATACCAAACAAAGAGAGTGTTACATTACAAAAAGCACAGAAAACATTAATAAATGGGGAGTCCTTAAAAAGGATGAATCCATTGATAAGGGGGTGGATGGGCAAAAGATAGCAGAAACCTATTTGACTTTGTATAACCGTCCTTCCCGCTCCCTTACAATAAAAGATGCATTTGGTGATATTCGTGCCAGAGCTGGTTGTCTCATTCCGGTTTTTTTGGATACATTAGACACAAGTTGTAAAAATTACCTGGTTATTGAATCAGTCACTCACAAAATTGATGAAGGAATTCATACTATGGATTTAACTTTGAGAGGAGCAAAAATAGTTGGCTGATATTGAATGGATTGAGAACATAAAAAGAATTGTCATACAGGCTGTTGAGGCTGGAGATCCTTGCGATGTCATAACCGCTTTTGTGTTGAACACGGATCCCTTAGAAATTCGAATAGATCAGAAAACGATATTATCTGAAGCGCAGATAATATTACCGGAACAGTTTACAGACCATTTGAGTGTAATGGAAATTCCAGGATTGGGAGAGACGACAGTAACTGTAAAGGCTGGTCTGAAAAATGGAGACAGGATTCTTCTCATTCAAAAACGAGGAGGACAGCAATACGTAGTTGCAGGCAGATGGTAAAGGAGGAGGGATGCTATGCTTCCAGTAACAGGTGATATTTTGGAACAGGAATTTAAAGTAATTGAGCAGCCATCTAAAACCTTCCGTCTTGTTATGAATAGCGGTCGTATTATGGGAACGGTCGATGGTTTAGAGTCGATTCGGCAGTCAGTTTACTGTATTTTAAATACGGAACGTTTTGACTGGCTGATCTATAGCTGGAATTATGGAGTGGAATTAAACAAGCTTTTTGGCAAACCGTTAGGACTGGTTAAAGCTAAAGTGATAAAGAGAATTAAGGAAGCCTTAAAGCAGGATGACCGAATCATTGAGGTAGATAATTTTTCTTTTAAAGAGAGTGGTAAATCACTTTCTATAACCTTTACCGTTCATACTCCGGTAGGAAAAATTGATGCTGAAAAGGAGGTGAATTTTTAAGTGTATGAAAGTGTTTCGTATGAGAGCATATTAAAGCGTATGTTAGATGGAGTATCATCTGACTTAGATAAAAGGGAAGGTTCTGTTATATATACCGCGCTGGCTCCAGCTGCCGCAGAGCTTGCTATTATGTACATAGAGATCGATCAGGTTTTAAAACAAATTTTTGCAGATACAGCAGACAGAGAATTTTTAATTCGAAGAGCAGCTGAGCGTGGAATTATTCCCAAGGCGGCTTCTTATGCAGAGCTAAAGGCACGATTTAATATGGAAATTCCAATAGGAAGTCGTTTCTCTCTGAATTTAATTAATTATAAGACTATAGAAAAATTAGGTGACTTTGAATATCGAATGCGGTGTGAAACAATTGGTACTTCCGGAAATGCAAAATTAGGCAGATTGATTCCCATAGAATATATCAAAGGTTTAACATCTGCAGAGCTCACAGTACTTTTAATACCAGGAGAAGAGGAAGAGGAAACTGAGCGGTTTCGTAGACGATATTTTGATAGTTTAAATTCTCAGGCGTATGGTGGAAATATTGCAGATTATAAAGAAAAAGTTTTAGCAATTTCAGGAGTAGGTGGAATAAAGGTGTTTCCTGCCTGGAATGGGGGCGGAACGGTGAAACTGGTCATTATTGATTCTTCTTTTCGCGCTCCCAGCTCAGAATTAATTGAAAGTGTTCAGGAACAGATTGATCCAATTTCAGACCAGGGAAAAGGCTATGGAATCGCGCCTATTGGTCATAAAGTGTCTGTTTTAGGTGCCGAAGCAGAGGTAATATCAATTACTGCAAAAATTACATATCAGGCAGGATATGATGCCGGAAGATGTAAGGATTTTATTGAAAAGACCATGGACGAATATATCGAAGAATTAAATCATTCGTGGCAAGAGTTAGATAACATTATCGTCAGGATTTCCAGAATTGAAAGCAGATTGCTGGATGTGGAAGGGGTTCTTGATGTCATGGATACAAACATCAATGGAGCTATTGGTAATTATGTAATACCCTCTGAGAAGATAGCACTACGAGGTGATGCCAATGTTTAATCAAAGAGAGATGGATTTAATATCATATTTACCAGATTATTTAAGAGGAATCCTTGAGTTCAATGAAATCGGCGGAGTTGAAAAAAAAGAATTAACGCAGCTGTATTCCAATATTGGAGTCCTGTGGAATAACGGCTTTATAGTATCCTCGGATTATCAGGGGATAAAAAGATGGGAAGCATTGTTAGGAATAAAGGCGGATGCGGCACTTTCTCTTGAAGAAAGAAGAAACATTGTATTAGCAAACTGGAATTATCAACTCCCCTATACACAAAGGAAATTACAGGAACAGTTAACATCACTTCTTGGTGACAGCTATGAATTCTACGTGGATAACCGTAAGAGCGATTTGAAAATTGTAGTAAAAGAGTGTCCTCTGGTCATTGTAGAAAGCATCCGGAATATGGTAGGAAAAATAATACCCGCAAATCTGGAAGCAGAATATTACAGTAAATATCAGGGAAATTATAACCCAAACAAATCTTTCTTTAACAGCATAACGATTCGTACTGCTTTTTTTCCTCGATATAATCTAGCGCATTTGAATCTGGACCGAAACTGGACCTTAAACGGGATCAGCAAGTTAAATGGATATAATGATGAAAGTCCCATTGACTTTTATCCTACAGGAAACAGGTTCTGCGCAGAAATACAGCAACTGTATAAGGGGGAAGAGCAGTTACACATATTTGTTGGCATACCAAAGCAGTTATTTTTAGAAGATGAAGTGATTAAAGTACAAGCAGAATTAAAAAATGATTCGGTAATAAAAGAAACGATAAGTTATAGTTTCAAAGCAATGGAATATATGACGGCCGGTCCTGTCTGCATTACAAACAGGAATGTGTTGGAAAATGAGTGGGTATTGGACGGTAACCGTGACTTAAATGGCGGTTTGACTATTTTATAGGAAAGGGAAAATATATGGCAGACATTACAAATGGAGTTATTACAGTAACAGGCAGAAAGAAATTTTGCAAAGCTCATGCAGGAGATATGGCTCTTCCCATTATTACTCATATGGCATGGGGAGATGGAGGCGTAAATGATGAGGGAAAGCCAAAGGGAGCATCTGGAGGTGAAGTGGCTCTTTATCATGAACTTTTAAAAAAGAAAGTGGAAGCCCACACCTATGTTAATAATGAGGAGACTGCCTGCCGTTATACGGCTACGTTGGAAAAAGGAGAATTAACAGGGTGCGAGATTTCGGAAATGGGATTATTTGATGCAGAGGGGGATTTAATTGCATATCGCACCTTTATGCGAAAAGGGAAAGATGCAGACATTCCACAGATCTATGACATGGATGAGATATTTTAAGGAGGTTTTATTATGGCATTTTGTGATGTAAAGAATCCGCCGGAATATACGGCGGAAATTCGAAAATGGGACAGGGATACGCTGGCAGATGGCCAGGAGTTGGCGGTTGAGATTGAACAGCTTTTTAATAATACTTTTTATAATAAGATGGTTCAGGAGCAGCATGAGAAACCGATTGAAGTTATACTTTCAGTCTCAGGATGGAGCAATTCGGCACCTTATAGCCAAAAAGTCGCGGTGACAGGAATAAAAGAATCAGATAATCCTGTATTGAGTTTATGTACTCCTAAAAGTTTAAGTGCTTCCGCTGTGAAGACAAGTAGGAGAATGGCTGGAATGATTACTGATGGGGAAACAGATAATGGATTCATCACATTTTACTGCGGCGAAAAAAGGCCTACGGAAGATTTTCGTATATATTTAAGAGGGGTAAGCATTAATGGGTAAAGTAATAATAACTGGTGTAGGTAGTACTGGATTTGGTTCAGATGAGTGCAACTCTACAAAGGCGGAAGTGCTAAAGGGATATACAGCAATTACAGGAGATTCTGATGACGAAGTGGCGGAAGGAACGCTAGAGTTATTTGGGGATGCGGCTGACAGCCAGGTACTGGCTGGTAGGACATTTTATAGTACAGATCCTAAAAACAAAAGGATTGGTAATATGGTAAATCAAGGTGCTATGAACCAGACATTGAATGCGGGTGAAATATATACCGTTCCTGCTGGATATCACAATGGATCAGGAAAGGTTGTGGCAAATAGTTTGGCAAGTCAAACATCTGGAACCGCTACAGCTACACAAGTGTTGGGCGGAAACACAGCTTGGGTAAACGGAAGTAAACTAACAGGAAATATAGCGTCCTTATCTGGTCAGACAATTACACCAGGAACCTCTTCACGGACGGTAAGTAGTTCCGATAAGTATATGACAGGTAATATAACTGTTTTAGGTGATAGTAATCTTACGGCGGAAAATATATTAAATGGAATAAAAATTTTTGGAGTAACAGGCAATGTTAGAAAGTATGCGAGTATAACAGGAAGTAAAACAACTTCGGGTAGTAAAACCTTTTTTCTATGGAATTATAATGTGTCAAAAGCCTATTATTATATAGTAATACCCACTGGATTTACACCTTTGGCAGGAGTATTTAGATTAGACAATTCCAATGATCCGGGATGGGGTGGTCTTGCTCTATTTGAAGGAGGACAATACGTAGTTCCATACGGTAGTAATAATGGAATGGTTAATTATTCTGGCGGAGCACAATATGATAATAAGCAAATGATTGTACCAGTTGCTACGTCGGGAAACTATCTTTATACAATATCTGGATATTACTAGTTTATAAATTTCCTTACTAACAATGGGTAATTTATAAACCTAAAAACCAAGAATTGCTAGATTAATTGCCCCCAAAATGACCAGAAAAGTAGAAAGTAAAGGAGAGTGGATATGGAAAAAATTATAGATTTACTTGCCCTAGCATGGGGAAGTCCAATTATTAAGCTAGTCATCTTGGCCGTAGTAATGGACACCTGCTTCGGCTGCATCAGAGCAATTAAGGAACACAAGTTTAACAGCTGTTTTGGAATAGACGGAGCGATCCGCAAAATCTCCATGGTAGCCTCCCTGGCGTTCCTTCTGGTACTTGACCAAATCGTACACCTAAATCTAATTGGCTTTATTCCGGAAGCAATCCGGTCTTATCTGCCAATTAATGCAATTGGAGTGGCTGAGTTCTTCGGTCTTCTATACATAGCATATGAAGTGGTAAGTATTTTAAAAAATATGACATTATGTGGACTACCCGTAAAACACATATGGGAAGCCATAAAGAAATTCTTATCACAGTATACCGACGAGCTTCCCGACCGCACCTAAAACCTTACCCAATATACCGCCTCGTGACATTTCCCTCCCTTTCCTCATATTATAAATAGAAAGGGACAAGGTGACATCTATGGTAAAAAGCGAATCGACCAAAGACATGATGAACGTAGAACTACTTGGAATACAGGAAAATCTAAAAAATTCCGATTATACAGAAATTGAACGTTTCCGGGAATCCTTTGATGCAGATGACATGGGATTCTCGGGAAGAAGGGAGGGGATTTAAGTGGAAATAAACAAACTTTTAACCCCATATAACTACAGTAACGGCGAACTTGGCCGTATTAAATATATCGTCATTCATTATGTAGGAGCGCTGGGAGGGGCAGAGGCAAACTGCAAATACTATGCTTCCCAGTATGTTGGCGCCAGCGCCCACTACTTTGTAGGCTTTTCCGGAGAGATCTGGCAGTCCGTAGAGGACAAAAACATCGCCTGGCACTGCGGAGCCAAGACTTATATCCACCCGGAATGCCGCAACAGCAACAGTATCGGCATAGAACTATGCGTCAGAAACAAAGGAAGTCAGTCTGACACAAGCAGAGACTGGTATTTTGAAGATGCGACAGTGGCCTCAGCAAAAGAACTGACCAGACAGCTGATGGAACAATATACAATCAGTGAAGATCACGTAATCAGGCACTACGACGTGACCGGTAAGATCTGCCCCAATCCTTACGTATATAATCACACTAATCATACCTGGGAAGATTTTAAAGACTCTCTCGTATCTGCGGCGGAAGTAAAGTCTGGTTGGGTGGAAGACGATAACGGATGGAGGTTCTATTTGGGAAATACAGGAGATTATGTGAAAAATGACTGGTATCAGGATGGAGATACCTGGTACTGGTTTGATGAAGCCGGATATATGGCGAAAGACACCTGGAAAACCGGAAATGACGGAAAATGGTATTATTTAGACACTGCCGGTAAAATGGCAAAAGATCAGTGGGTCATCTGGAAAGGAGAACTTTACCGGTTAACGGCTGACGGCAGTATGTATGAAGGGGAGTTGCATCTTAAGTCAGACAAAAACGGCGCACTTCAAATCTTATAAGAAACAGGCGGGATCTCGTGAAATAAGATCCCGCCAAACCAAAAAATCCCATTCAGAGGGTTAGACTGAACGGGATAAATATCGTTTATGAATTAAGCCATAGCGTTAACAGCTTTAGTTATTCTGGATACTTTTCTGGAAGCGTTATTTTTATGATATACGCCTTTGGTAGCAGCCTTGTCGATCTCTGTAATAGTATTTAATAATGTTGCCTGTGCAGCAGCCTTATCACCGGCAGTAATAGCAGCTTCCACTTTCTTAATGGATGTTTTCACTTTGGATCTGATCGCTTTGTTTCTAGCAGCCTTAGTTTCGTTAACTAAGATTCTTTTTTTTGCAGATTTAATGTTAGCCAATCTGTACACCTCCAATAAAATGTAATATTATTTATTCTTTGTTTTGCATCAAAGTCTGGACACGGACAGTTCAATGTAAACATACTTTTATATTTTAGCTAATTTCAGAACATATGTCAATACATAATTCCTGCTTTTTTGCAGAAAATACCTTAGAAATGCTGGAAAGGAGGAAGAAATGGAAAACACATTTGAAGTGCGCACAGACCTTGCAGTGGAAGAAAAAGAAAGTTTCCCCGGTGACGGTGGAGAAATATCAGGAGTATCATTGCGGGAATGGCACCGGTCTGACAGCCGGATTAAAATGACAGAGGTAAAAATTCTTGATGAAAAAGGGTCCAAAGCCATGGGGAAACCCATTGGAACCTATATCACCCTGGAGGCAGACCAGCTGTCTTTAAAAGACGAAGATTATCACAGAGAGGTGTCTGAGGAACTCTCTGCCCAAATTTCCAAGCTGCTTGAGGGAAAGGATTTCAGAAAACCGAATTTTCACGTATTAGTTGCAGGACTTGGAAACGCTTCTGTAACTCCGGATTCCCTGGGTCCGAGAGTTCTTAATAATCTTCAGGTTACCAGACATTTAAAAGTTCAATATGGAGAAGAATTCTGGCAGGGAAAAACAATGCCTGTGATCAGTGGGATTGCACCGGGCGTTATGGCACAGACTGGAATGGAAACAGCAGAAATTTTAAAAGGAATCATTAAAGAAACAAAGCCGGATCTCATCATTGCAATTGATGCTCTGGCCGCAAGAAGCGTAAAACGTCTTGGGACAACCATACAGCTTA